GTTATGCGCTCGGTGATTCTGGTGAAAAACCTGTTAAAAAGGCATCGGGTGGCGAAGTATCTTTTACAGGGCGTCGAAACTCTGGGTCTTCTGGTCCGGGGCTAGGCGATGTTGCAGTGCTTGGTGCGATTTATGGTGCTTACAAGTATGGAAAAAGAACAAAAAACAAAGTTGACGTTGGCGCTGGTAAGAAAAAGGGTAAGAAAAAATAAATGGCTACTTCTTCTTCTTCAAATTTTGAACTAGACGTAGCAAGTTACGTAGAAGAGGCTTTTGAGCGATGTGGCTTAGAGGTTCGTACAGGTTATGATCTGAAATCAGCCAAACGTTCGTTAAACTTAATGTTAGCTGATTGGGCTAACCGTGGTTTAAATCAATGGACGGTAGAACAAACGTCTATTACATTGGCTTCGGATATAGCAAATTATCCAGGCGGTACACTGACGATGACGGTTGCCGCTAGTGGTAGCTTTACTGTTGGTGAAACCATAACCGGCGGTACTAGCGCAGCGACGGCTTCTATTACAAGCTTACCCTCATCTACTTCGGTAGCTATTACTCTGCCTTCTGGTACATTTAGTAGTGGTGAAACCATAACCGGCGGTACTAGCGCAGCTACAACAACCGTATCGGCAGTAGTAGATTTAAGCACGGTACAAAAAACTATTGATATCTTATCGGTAGTAATTACTCGCGATAGCACAGATTACGGGTTAACTCGTTTAAGCCGCAGCGAATATTTAAACATACCTAATAAAGCACAAACCGGAAGACCTTCTCAATTTTTCTTAGATAGACAAATATCGCCTACATTAAAACTTTGGCCGGTTCCCGAAAATAATACGGATATTGTTAAGTTTGATCGTTTAGTACGTATGGATGATGCGGATGATTACACCAATACACTTGAAATACCTTTCCGTTTTTACCCGTGCCTTGCTGCGGGGTTAGCGTACTACTTAGCTATGAAGCGTGCTCCGCAAAGAATAGAACTTTTAAAAGCTATTTATGAAGAAGAATTTAATAGAGCAATGGAAGAAGATCGAGATCGAGCTTCGTTAAGAATATCCCCTAGTTTTAGTTATTACGGTGGTTAATCATGGCTAAATACGCAACTGGAAAAAAGGCTTACGGAATTTCAGATAGATCGGGTTTTCGTTATCCATTAAAAAAAATGCAAAAAGAATGGACGGGCATGCTAGTAGGTTTTGACGAATTTGAGCCAAAGCATCCCCAATTAGAACCGGTACGTAAGTTTTCTGATCCACAAGCTTTAAAAAATCCCCGACCGGATAGGGTAGAACCTGTTGTAACGTATGCAGGTATGCCGTTGTTGTCCGAAAAAACATTTACGCCGATAAGGGCTTTTGCTGTTATTGGACAAGTTACGGTGACTACAGCATGAGTTTTACATACGCATCTTTAAAAACAGCAATTCAGAATTACACAGAAAACGATGAAACCACGTTTGCTGCAAATTTAGATATTTTTATAAAAAATACGGAAGAACGTATTTTAAAAAATGCACATTTAAATTTATTTAGAAAAAACGTTACGGGTACAATGACGGCTTCTAATCAGTATTTAAATAGCCCCAGTGATTTTTTAGCCCCTTTTTCGCTTTCTTTTACATCAAGTAGTTCTAAAACTTTTTTAGATTTTAAAGACCCTAACTTTATACAAACTTTTAATCCAGACAGTACCGCTACCGGGGCGCCTAGATATTATGCGCAATTTGATGTAAATACGTTTATCATAGGCCCTACACCGGATAGTTCTTATTCTTCTGAGTTACACTACTATTATAGACCTACCAGTTTAACAGCAGGGGCGGATAGCGGTACAACTTGGCTAAGTATAAATGCTACGCAAGCAATGCTGTACGGTTGTCTTATAGAAGCATATACTTTTATGAAAGGGGAAGCCGATGTTCTGCAAGAATATGAAAAACGATTTGCAGAAGCTATGGTTTCTATTAAAATGCTAGGGGAGTCACGGGAAACAACGGATGAGTATAGGACTGGAACAATGCGTAGAGATAAACAATAAATAGGAAAATATATGTTTAGTGTTGAAGTAAAAGCAAATGTAAGTGGTGTAAACGTGCACACCACGAAAAATAGGGGGTTTACGCCCGAGGAAATTTCAGGCAGGGCCGTAGAAAAAATACTTTTTATTTCAAATAATGCTGACCCTCTGGTTCAAGCGCAAGCTGAAGCTTTTCGTGATCGAATTTATCATGTTATTGTAGCTGCATGTAAGGATGCAATAAACAGCGATAGAACTACTATGTGTAATATTTTTTCAAAACAAGGTCATAAAGATGTGGCTGATATTCTAAGGAGTCTATAATGGCTATAACGCAAGCAATGTGTACCTCGTTTAAGAGCGAACTACTTCAAGGTATACACAATTTTCACAACGGTTCTGGTGGTGGAACTACAACCACTACAGGAAGTGGCAATACTTATAAAATTGCACTTTATACAAGTAGTTCATCTATGTCGGCCTCCACAACCGCGTATGCTACAACTGCAGAAATTACAGGGACAAACTATACGGCAGCCGGAAATACTTTAACTAATGTTGATCCTACTGCAAGCGGCACTACTGCTTTAACTGATTTTGCAGATACTACATGGGCTACAGCTACAATAACTGCAAATGGCGCTTTAATATATAATTCTTCAGCAGCCGCCGGAACAGCCGGTAGAGCCGTTGCAGTTTTAGCATTTGGCGGGGATAAAACATCAACTGCGGGGGATTTTACAATTCAGTTTCCTGCAGCCGATGCTAGTAATGCAATAATTCGTATTGCCTAGGAAGATAGATGGCTACCGGTTGGGGTAGAAGTACATGGGGTGACGACAAGTGGGGAGTTACCTCTGCTATATTTGCAGTAACAGGTGTAGCCGGAACTTCTGCATTAGGTGCAGAAACGGTAGATGCAGCAGCTAATGTAGCTGTTACAGAATCAGCGTTAACTACTTCACTAGGTAACGCTATTACTGCGGGAGCAGCCGTAACAGGTGTAACTGCTGTCACAAGTACAGGAACGTTAGGAGATGAATCTGTAAGTTGTGCAGCGAATGTTTCTGTAACTACGGTTGTAGGAACTTCTGCATTAGGTACAGTAACTACTGTATCTAATAATAATTTAGATGTTACAGGTTTAGCGGGAACAAGTGCATTAGGTAGTATAACCACACAAGCCAATTCTGATAACCTAGTTACAGGTTTTGGTTTAACCGCATCTTTAAATTCAGTAAACGTTTGGGGGCTTGTTAATACAAGTCAAACACCTGATTGGAATACTATTTCAGACACTCAAACACCTGATTGGAATACTATTTCAGACACTCAAACACCGGATTGGCAAGAAGTTGCTTAACTTTTATAAAAAACACAGTTATAATCAAAAGGACACGTTTGGAGAATATCAATGGCAAGTACATATGTAAATGATTTAAGACTCAACGAGATGGCTACTGGAGATGGTAGTGGAACGTGGGGTACTACAACTAACACAAACTTAGAGCTTATTGCAGAAGCAT